AAAGCCAGCGATAAGGCCACACGCGGAGAACTTTACGACGGCCTTTTTTGCGTCGGTATTCATGCGCGCCCCCTTATCCGATCACGCGTACAACGTTCACAAAATCGTTATTATCAGATAATGAGATAAATAGCGCCGATGTATTAGATTCACCCATTACGCCGATGAATCCATAGTCCGACATTCCGCCGTCACTTATGCGCATAAAATCCGCCATACAATAAACCTGGCCGCTCAGGTCAAAATATTCGTTTTCGATATATTCGTCACCGGTACCGTCGCGATCCTGATATACCTGTTCCCGCTGTTCTGGCGTTAAATCGTAATAGCTCACACAGTCCAGCTCATACGCCAGCGGGATAACCTTCGCGCCGTCATCCGTGTACCATGGTTTATAAGCGAGTAAATCGGCGTCGGCGTCAAAATGTACGGCGTCAATCCCGTTTTTGCGGATATCGGTCAACAGCTCGATCAATTCGTCATCGATTCCGTCGGCGGCTAACGTCTCCCCGATATCGTCGCAAAGCGGTTCAAGGCGAACAATGATCCCCGTGTCGTTAGATTGTGTTGTACGGTGGCAATAATACGCGGCTTTATTATCCGCCAGGGCTAACAATTGTCTCCACTGGTCAACGTTGCAATGACAAGCGGCGATAAACATCGTTTTATAGGTGGCAGCGTTTTCGTAATTAACGGTAAACATAATCAAACCCCCACGGCTTTTATTGAGATAACGCGAACATTTACAGGCGGTAAAATCGACCCATCTAACAGCGGCCCTCCGGTATTACGGGCCTTAATGTTAGCGATCACGTTTTTAAGATGTTCGTATGAATCCACGGTCCCGGAATAGCGGCGATTCAGGCCAGCGAAACGAGGATCGTTATAATACGCCTCCACTGTTACGACCCGGCGGAATGGAAGCGCTTTAGGGAATAACGCCGCGCGGGCCTCGTTTACCGACGTTACCGACGGGGCGCGGAGTACCGCCGCGCGGGATGAATTTTTGCCCGTTAAATAAACGCGATTTAATTCCGGCGCATATTTATGCGATTCAATTTTGAGTTTCATAATTAGGCACCTTGCAAAATTAAAGTGAAAATATTATTGGAACAACCGATCAAACGTCCGGTTTTACGTTCCCGCAAATAAATAGTCATACGACCAAAACACGGGCGGCGCTCAATCCGGCAACGTTTTAAAACGCGGCGGACGTCCGCCCCGATATAAACGCCTATGATGAAATAGCCGATAAAAATAATGGTCATCATTATTCGGCCTCGCTGACATACCAGCCCACAGTCTCACCCCGGCGGCGGCCTTTCGCGATATAATCGCGCTCGACTTCCAGCCCAATAGCCTCAGCAATCCGGATCATACATTCGAGGCCGCAAGCGCCGTCCAGGGAGATCCGGTCATCTTCAACGATGTACGCCATACCGTAAAGGCTGTCAGGGCGATCATTTGCGCGGGGGATTTCTCCGGTTTTAAAGAAATAGTTTGCGCGGTCACTTAATTTGACCAAACGATCCTGATAGCAGGCTTCCAGCCAGCTACCGAAAACAGTTCCGCGCATATCATACCCGCCGCCCATACATTTAAAGCGGTCTCCGGTTGACGTGTCATCAAGGCGGCAAATGTTGTAGCCGTAAGTATCACGACCACGGGAGACAGACCAGGACAGTGCCAGACGTTTAATCTTTTTCATCTCTTTAACCTCGTTTATGTTGATTCGTTGTTCGCGTCACCCCGCCGGGTTCGATAAACATAATATGCACCCGAAACGAGTGCAAGCCCTTTGACCGAATTTATTTCATTTTTGCGTTTTACGTCACCCCGGGGCGCGCCGCCCTGCCGTCATCCAACCGGGACCAATACCCCGGCGAGCCGCGCCCCGCCTGGCTTCCCGGCCTTTACGCCCATCGGCGCTACTCCAACGAATCCAATAAAATCAATGGTTTACAAAAAAAAAAATCACACCTTTTTCGGGATCCATAGGGGCGCCAAAATTCAGGAGCTACAGGTACGCCGAAACTCGGATTTTCTATAAAAATTCTGGACTTCCTTACTTGGCCGACCCCGCAGGCGGAAAATTTTTAGCGGTGCGCGCTTACTTGGCCGATCCCGCAGGTGGAAAATTTTTAGCGGTGCGCGCTTACTTGAAAAACCTCGCAGGTGGTGATTTTTTCCTGCGTTTTTTCCGGCCTCTTACTTGGCCGATCTAGCGGGCTGAGATTTCTTACTTGGCCGGTCTAGCGGGCTGAAAATTTTTAGCGGTTCTCCACAGCGGGCTTACTTGAAAAAGTTAGCCGGTGCCGATACGCTGAAAGTGAAATCATTTAAGAGGACTAGCACTATGAAAAGATCACACCCGTACTCGGTTGAGATGCCGGCAAGCCGCTGGAAAGATATTGGAGGTCAACGGTTCGGGCGCTTAACGGCATTGCAGCCCACGGGGACTAAACGCTATGGGCAGCATGTGTGGGTCTGCCGATGTGACTGCGGTGGGTATAAATTGGTGCCGATCGGGGCATTGAAGTCGGCCATAGGCACGAAATCATGCGGGTGTGCTTTATATGATGGGTCGAGAAATACAAAACACGGTATGTCGGATACGCCGATATACAACCGCTGGCGGTCAATGCTACGACGCTGCTATGAACCTACAAATAAAGCGTACAAATACTACGGCGGCCGGGGAATTACCGTGTGTGAACGCTGGCATGAATTCGAGAACTTCTACGCTGACATGGGTTTACCGCCTACCCCTAAGCACCAGATCGACCGGATAGATTCCGACAAAGGGTACAGCCCGGATAACTGCCGGTGGCTTACCGGTGCGGATAATGTGAGAAAAGCCATGTTCGAAAGAAAAGCCCGCGGTTTTAATCGGTAGGACGAGGCATGTCTTTTTTGACGAACCACCCTTTCCGGGAAAACGATTGACACACGGAACGTATGCAACTACAGTTCAGCGTGACTGATATGCAAATTTAACGACGGAGAATACCGATGAACGACGCGATTATCCTGGATGACCTGACGCCGGCCATGATGACCATGGAGACGGACGTGGAACTGCCGTCAGGTATCCGGGCTAACAGTATCACTGGCAACCTGATCGGCCTCAAGCCGGGCGAGGTCTACGTTTATGCGCAGGAGCTGGACAGCAGCAAGGCGCTGGCGGACCTGCAGACCGAAGCCACGGCGCTGCGCTACAAAATGCGTAACGGCGTGTCGTCTTCCCTGCGTAACGCCAAACGGGCCTGCAATAGTCAGTTCTCACTGGAAACGGCGCTGGTCATGTACCCGTCTGGTCGTGCGTTTATCCAGGTGGCGATCAAGCGCGTTGACGACGGCGCCGGCACCCAGGAAGACGACGAAGTTTAATCCTGTAGGACGCGGCACCTCTTTTTTGCCGTACCACCCTTTTCACCCGGAGACACACATGACCCCACTTGACTCGAAAGAAGAACTCGACCTTAGCAATGACCGTGAAGCCACGGTTGCCCGCTGGTATAGCCACGATGACCAGCTGGGATTCATCAAGGTCGAAAGCCCGAATGGCGATATTGACGCTATCAGCCGGCTTACCCGTGATGACGCCATTGCACTGATTGCTGCGCTGCAGCGGGCGTTCGATATCCCTGACCGCGCCGCCGAACTGGAACTGCTGCTGGAGATGCGCGAAGAGACGACCCTGAACCTCATGGAGAAGTCCGTCATGGCAGGCATCGCGAACATCATGTACGAGAACGGCCTGAAACGCGCCACCATCACCCCGCAGAACGTCATGTCCGGCTTTGTGCCATCGCTGTCGATCGACGTCAGCGTGCCGGGCGTCGTCATCTACACCCTGAACGGAGAACCGCTCAATGGAAAACCTGATACCGAGTAACATCGCGCTGGCCGTGAATAACTGCGTGACCGGCAAAAAGATGCTCGACGCTGGCCCGGCGTTCCGCTCCCTGGAAGATAAATACGCCGTCGCGATTTATGCCACCCATACCGGTTCGGCCATCGTAGGCAACCGCGGTACCGGCAAAGTGCTGTTCAGCTTTGGCGATCATGCGCGAGCGAAGGGCGGGAAGGCCCAGGGGTCCGAACAGGTTAGCCAGATGATCCACTACATCATCGGGCTGCTGTACTGGGCCAATACCCACATGCCCACGCCGGAAGTCGCAGCCGTACTGGCGGACATCGCTGGCGCAAAACACTAAGAAGGAAATCCCATGTCAAATAAAGCCGACTATTTCGATATCCTCGTCGACCTGGCTCGCCAGGAGGCGGCAAAGGCTATCGAAAAATACCCGCAGCCGAATTACACCATGCTGAAATTCTCGGAGGAGGCAGGCGAGGTGGTCAAGGCAGCAGTGCATTACGCGGAGCGCCGTGATACCTGGGTCCACGTCGAAGAAGAGATCGTGCAGACCCTGGCCATGCTAATCCGCTTCCTGCGTGAAGGTGATGGCGTCAATAAAATCTACCCGCCGAAAGACCTGCGCGCTGCCATGCGAGGGAACCGTGATGAATGATAGCCTCTTACACCGCCGCGGCGAAAACTGGATACGCCGCTGGACCAAACGTAAACGCCGACCAATGAAGCACAAAGAGCTGGACGGTCATGCGCGCATACGCCTGACGCCATACCTGCCGTCACTCGCGAAACTGCTGCTGGCGTCCATCCTGTTCATGGTATTGGTCGAGCTGGTCGCCTGCGTGGCGGTCTTCTATGTCGTCCTGACAATGGGGGCGAAATGATGCCGGTTAACCAAAGACTGCTGTATGCGCAAAAGGCGCGTATCGCCATCGACGCGATCGGCATCTCTGCCGTTGTCCGTTTACTGCAGACGAAGATCGGGAAGTGCTCTGCCGCTGAAATGACGGAAGACGAACTGGCCCTGGCCACAGTGCTCATCGATGATGCTGTCAGTAAAGCGCTTAACGGTCGGGAGGAACTCTGGCTCAAGAACCGGGCGGAGTCAGCGGAACGCGACCGCTGGAATGCACAGGTGGAGAAGCGCAAGGATGAGCGCCAGCGCCGCCGTAACGAAAAGAGAGCGCGCGGATGAATGACCTACACGCTATACGCCTTATGGCTCGTATCGCTGCCCTGCAGGCCGAAATGGAGGCGATGAAAGCCGCCAATTTTGAACGCCAAATCAATGGCGAAGCGCTGGCCTACGATGCTGACGCCTTTTTCTATATTGGTTGTCAGTTCAATGCCATTTCAGACGAAGCCATTCAGGCAGGACATAACACATGAATACCGAATTACTGCAGGCGTACGCGAAGACTCGCGCTGACCGGCTCGACCAGGTGCGCAGTAAGATCGCCATCCTGAACAGCATTATCGCCGACATCGAGGATGAAGCGACCCGGGTGTATACCGAAGTCCTCGGCAACACGGTGGTCGACCCTGACGCTGACGAAGGCGCCTTTGTCAAAGTCGATAAAGAGTATGCCGAAATGGCGGCAGACCTGCGTAGCGCCCGGGAGACGAACCGTGTGCTGCTGGCCCATCTAACCGCCGCCCTTGTGCGTGCGCCATTCCTGAATCTGTTTGCAAACGGAGATACCCCCAATGAAAGTTAAAGGCTTTGAGAAAGTCATTATTCTGCATCTCGGCGCGCTCTTTGGCGCCGCAAACGCCGGCGAGAAGTCGGTAAAGAGTTTCCACCGCACGCTGCTGAACACGCCGAACATGGACGAAATGAGCGTCCACGAATTCGCCGCGGGCCGTGTGAGCGATCTGCTGGCGAAGCATGAAGTGAAAGACCCGATCGGCTATAAGACGATTGGCTTTGCGCCTTACGCGGACTACGTGGGCGGCAAGTTCGCCATGGGCATCCCGGGTACTAACGCCATCGTGCTGCAGGCCGAAAAGCGTGAACGCGTGCTGCCCGGCGTCAGCGTGCGCAACGAAGTGACGAAGCGCATGGACACCTGGCGGGAGAAAGAGATTGAAGGCTGGGAGCCGACCCGGAAAGACTGGGCGCAGCTGAAAGACGATGTCGAAGCCGAAATGCTGAAAACCGCGCCTATCCGCCCGACCCGCTACAATGTGATCATCGCCGTCCCGTACGTCTACGTGTTCACCACCAGCGCCAAGACCGCCGAAGAGATTAACTCCCTGCTGCGTGCCGCGTTCGGTACCTGGCCAGTGGAACCCCTGCTGATCAACGACTTCGTGCTGCGTCAGTCAATGGAGAAGGTCGTACGCGGCAACATCGATGGCGTCACCGGCGACGACTTCATCCATATCAAGCACGATGACGGCGACGACGTGAAGTTCAAGGACATTGACATCCACAAGGACGAAGTGGTCCTCGACTACCTGGCGCGGCATTACACGGTTCGGGCGCTGAACATGCGGGTCGACGAAGGCGAGATGCGCCCGGGCGTGGGCAATGTGTTCTTCCGCCTGACCGACAAGGCGATCATCTCCGGGATCCACATCGGCGAGGCTGACGTTGACGCCAACTATGAAGCCACCCTGGAACGCTACAACAATGACAGCGGCACGTTCCTGACCTACATGGCCAACCTGTTCCAGACGGTGCTGTCGCTGCAGGACGTCATTGACGTCTTCCGCGATAAGATGGACATCACGGTTGAGGTCGACGCGCAGCTGGAAGACGACGACGAGGTGTGACATGGCAGGCCGTAAACACGCTAAACCGAATCCCCACATCGCCGAGCATAAACGCCTGCTTGGCGCTATGGCTGTCGGCGAGTCCTTCTTCGTGAGCGGCAAGCGGCCTGCGGACTTGGGCTACGTGCGGCGCCTGGGGTACCAGCTGGGGTATAAGCTGGCTATCCGCTGGGTGCTGCGCGACCCGATTTACGGCCGCATGGGATCCCGCGTCATGAGGGTGGGCTGATATGGGCTACCTGGCGAAGAAACGGACGGCATACTGGCAGGACAAAAAGACGGGCCAGATCATCAAGACCCGTCAGCCCGAGTCCTATACGCCATGCCGCGAGTGGTTCATCTATTTCCGGGAAGTCCGCCTGCTGCATAACGCGGCCGCCGGGCAGGTCTGCGCCGAGGATGTCGGTACCTGCCTGTCGTTCCTGGACGACCCGGACTGGACGAAAGTCGACCTGGAAACATTCACCTACTGGGATTTGATTTATCGCAATCCTGACGTATAGTGATCGGGACATGGGATGAAATCTTCATGCTCGGTGTTCCACTGACATTAAAGCCCGGCACGCTTTGTCCGGGCTTCTTTTTTGCCTGCAGAAAGCGTTTGACACACGAATCGTGTTCAGCTACATTTCTCAGGAGTCCACAAAAAGGAACATCCCATGAAGAAGCACTTAATGTCGTTTGGCCGCTTTGACCAGAATCGAATCGGCAAACAGACCATCTACATTTTCCCCCTCCCGCATGGCCCGCGCTGCATCGTCCGCGTCGAGTATGACCCGGTCGAGGAAGAGACGGCCGTACGCATCCACAACACCGAGGAACGCAGCTGGCCGGATATCGCCGACTTCGTGCCTGACCTGTCAGAGCGGTTCGGGCGGCTGTATCACGCTCTCTTCAATGAGCCGGACCCCCGCTTCACCCGCAACGGCAAACAGGTCGTTTTTCCGGCCATCATCCTCGATGTAATTCTACATGACCGCACCGACGGAAACGGCGCTGACGATGGTTCTGCCGACCGCCTGACGAAGATGCTGGAGGATTTCGACCTCATCGGTGCGCCGGCGCCACGTGGTACGGTGTGCGCGCTGATCATGTGCGTCATGCTGGAAGAGGAATACGCCGTCGGGTCGACCCGCTGTGACCTCTGGTGGCAGCGCTCATGGCTCCAGCGCGGCCTGCTGCGTTCCGGCCTGTGCAACCCCTACTCACATCCCCGCCCGCCACTCCGTGAGCTGGCGCAGGCGCCCCGCCAGTGGCACTGGGAACGCAATGGCATCGCGTCAGACCGTCCGGATGATAACTGGGCCATGATCGAGAACTGCTTCAACCGGTCATTCCGTGCGGCGCTGGTGGTGGACGTGTGGCAACCGTGGGCGGTGAACGGCAACGCCCTGCAGCTGATCCGCGAAGAGGATATCGAAGTATGACCACCAGCGCAGAAGACCGGGCAAAAGCGGACTGGCTGCGCCCGTACAAAGACCACCTGCTGTTCCCGGCGACCAGCATTTCCATTGAGGTCCACGGGCCGGAGAAACCGCAATGCGTTGGCCTGTCAGAAGCGATTGACTTCATGGCTACGCTCATGCTGTGCATGAAAGAGCATGGCAATGATAAAGCGGCTATCAAGTCCTGCGCGCGGGCGCTGCATAACCGCGCCGTGGATATCCACAATAAGGTTTTTCTGGCTGACGTGATGAAAGCGTTTATGCCTGACGCCATCATCCGTACCAGGGTTAAAGAGCTGGCACAGGCCGACTGGAAGGCCCAGCGCCAGATGATCCGCGATGGCGTATGGCCATCGTGGATGATGGAGGACACCGATGGAAACTAAAGACCACAAAAAGGTTATCCAGTATTCCGACCAGTTCTTCTGTTCGTGGTGCGGGAAGACATGGGACGCCAACGACCCCCATCCGCCGGAGTGTTCGGAGAAAAAGGCAGATGTTCATACCATTCAGCGCAGTCACGACCGCCTTAACTATCGCGCGGCGACAGAGGCGGCCATTGAAATGTCCGTCTTTCTGCGCGATGGCGTGACCACCGGGCCTGTCTGGCCGACGCCGCCGCAGGCGTATTACCTGCAGCGCCGCGGAGTCGGCTTTGTGGTCTGGGCGAATGGCCCGAAGGAAGCGTATAACTACGCCGTACGCGTTGGGATGCGACCGACGTACATGCGCCGCATCGATATCCCGGACCGCGCGTACGACGTGAAGACGCCGCGTGCGGAGATCAACCCGCTGACCCTGGAGCTGGTGCGCAGCCGTTACCAGAATTTCGGTGAGGTCGTCACCCCGGTCCAGTTCGTGTCACGACAGAAGGAAAAACGGAAATGAAAAACGTAATTAACGACCAAAAGGTCATCCAGGAAATGTGCGTAGATATTATGAGCGCAGGTGCGATCCCGGATGCAGGTAATATTCAGGCATATCTTAACATCCGAAAAGACCTATGGGATGGCCCGGACGACGTCAGCATTTACAGCCTGAGTATCAACCATTCTCGCAATGAGTTGGGTAACAAAGTCTGTCTTGTGGAAATGCAGACCGTACCGAATAATGCGCGGCTTCTCGGTAAATGGCCTGGCGCTGCGGCAAACGAATTGGCCATGGAAAAGGTATTACGCAAATTTTTAGCGGAGAAAAGGCCATGAGTAACGTGACAAACATCGTGGTCCAGAGTGACCAGCAGAAAGTGTCCGGTGGCGGCTTCCTGCGCAATGTCGACCGCTGGCTTCGTATCCAGTCCGGTGCAAGTCTTCGTTCAGTATCCCATAAGGCCGGCGGTAATAAAAACATGGAAGTCTGCCTATCCGCCGGGGCATTCAATAATCTCGACTGGCGTAGCTTTCTTAATGCGCTCCCGGGTATGGTGGATGACCCTGATGAAACGATCATCGTCATTGTGACTACGCAAGATGACCAAGTGCATACATGGAGAAACAAGAGTGAGTGAATACGTTGACAACCTCATCGCGCTGAAAGCCCGGGAAGCGCATGACCTGAAAGAGATAGGCGACCAGTGGCGGACACCGGACTGGCTGTTCTTCGCGCTGGACAAGCTGTTCGGCCCGCTGGTGCTGGACCTGTTCACCGATGGCCAGAACGCCAAATGCACGCGCTATTATACCGCGGAGGATAACGCGCTGCGCCAGGACTGGGCGGGCCGACTGAAAAGGATACAGGCGGAACTGGAGGCCGAGGCGGAAGTGTACGACGTCGCCGACCACGTTCAGCGGGTGTGGGGTTTCGCTAACCCTCCATACAGCCGTAACCGTGCGGCGGAAGTGCCGCTGACCGGCATGGTCAACATCATGGCCAAGGCGGAAGAAGAACGGAAGAAAGGCGCGGGTACGATCTGGCTGATTAAAGCGGCAACGGCTGAAACGCGGTGGCCCGATACCATCGCCACGCGCACCATATTCATCAAAGGGCGCATCGGTTTCGAACCGCCGGTATGGTTCAAAGCGAAGACGGGCGCCGCAGGTGCAACGTCCGCGGGCTTCGGCGCCGCGGTAGTCATCTTCGACCCGGAAGACGAAGAAAAACATGCCCCGGAGTACATCTCCCGGGAAGCACTCATGGACATCGGATTGCCCATGGCCAACATCATGCAGGACGTCCGCGAGAAGTGGATCGCCCAGTGGGACGAGGTATGAGATGAAACAGGTTCGTGTTCATAAACGTGAGGTCAAAACAATGAAATTAACCAAAACAGTAACCCGTAACGGCAAGATCACCGAAGAGAAAACGTTCGACGTGGAAGTCCGCCGCGATGCCCACGGCGTCAAACTATGGTGCGGTGATGACTGGTATCTCGATCAGAATAAGGTCGGGAAGACGATCAACCCTGACCCGTTCACCGAGGTCGTCTGGTCAGTCGCCGAAGAGGAAGGAAAGAATGCCAAAGCCAAACGTGTATAACGATGGCGTAATTGGCGAGCAGGTAAGCCTGGCGGACGGGTATGACCCGGACGCCTGGTACTACCATCCCGTCTTCTTTCACGCCAGTAATAACTACGATGGGTCGAATCTCGACGCGCTGCTGGACGCATACCACCTGGAGTGCGAGGGCTTCTACCTGGGCGAAGGCTACCCGCGAGCGCTGGAAGTGCCGCTGCGGGTGGCGTACGACAACGCGAAGACGGACGAGATGCGTGCCTCCGTGCTGCGTACCTGGATGCCGCGCCCGACGTCGCTTAACGGGTCCGGCTGGTTTCTCCTGTATACGGCGCCGACGGAATTCGATGGCCCGTATGCCTGTTTCGCGAGGGTCAAAGATGGCCAGAAATAAATACGCGGGCGTCTGCTACTACTGCAAAAAGCATGTGCCGGCCGGCGCCGGCCATTACGAACGCTATGCCGGGTCATGGCGAACCATCCATGTCGAATGCGTGTTCAAGCAGCGCGCGGAAAAGGCGCAGAATGGCATACATAAACGGCTCTAAACCGTTCCACTATTTTAACGAGTGGGACCCAAAAACCGCAGCGTGGCTTCGCGAATTGATCAGGCGCGGCCACCTGCCAGATGGAATTATCGATGAACGATCAATCACCGAAGTCGCCCCGGAAGACCTCAAAGGCTTCGCCCAACACCATTTCTTCGCTGGGATCGGAGGCTGGCCGCTGGCCCTTAAACTCGCCGGATGGCCGGCGGATGCGCCAGTGTGTACGGGAAGTCCGCCGTGCCAGCCTTTTAGTGTGGCTGGAAAACGAGGCGGGCGGGACGACTCCCGTCACCTGGCTCCGGCCTTTCTCGACCTCATCGCAGAGCTGCGACCTCCAGCTATTTTTGGCGAACAGGTTAGCGCAGCAATTAAAGAATTGTGGCTCGATGCTCTATTCGTTGAGCTGGAAGACGAAGGCTACGCCTGCGGGTCGGCAGTATTGCCAGCGTGCAGCGTCGGCGCCCCGCACAAAAGAGATCGCCTTTTCTTTGGCGCTATCGACCTGGCCGACCTCGTCAGCGACGGACTGGAAAGGCGGCTACGCGGGTGGGCGGATAAGGAATGGCAAAATATCCGTCGACCGGCTGGACGTGGCGGCGCAGCTGGCGACCTATCCAACGCCGAACACCTGCAACGACCGCAGCCCATGTCCGGACTACGCGCGGGCGGGATGGTTCCGGGAGGACGGGACGAAGAAGCATATCCGCCTGCAGGATATCGCGGGGATGGCGGGATGGCCAACGGTGACGACGATCGACAACAATCAGGTACGCGGGGAGGCGGGCGCAGCGGGCCATCCGGATCGGTCGACGACCCTGGGCGGCGCAGTTCGTCTCGCCAGCTACCCGACACCACTGACGGTACCGGACTCGCCGGCATCGAAGGGGCAGTTATCGGGGAGCTATCGGGAGGGTATGGCGAAGTGTACGCCTGTTCCGGACTTCCCGATCAGGATCACGGCGCATGGTCAAATGCTGACTGGCTGCTATGCCGGGATGGAAATTTCCGGCCCGTTGAATCCGGCACATTCCCGCTGGCTAATGGGGTACCCGCCCGAGTGGTGCGACTGCGCGGATACGGAAACGCCATCGTCCCGCAAGTCGGCGCCCAGTTCATCCGAAACTTTATGGTGGGAACTGTAGATTTTCTAGAAAACGTTTGACGCACAAAACGTGTGCAGCTAGTATTCTACTCGAACAACAAAACAACCCGGAGATATACCATGTCAGAGAATAAAGAAATGCCGGCCAAAAACAGAATCGTTCACCCGAGAACCGAACTCCGCTGGCCGCCCTTCCATAGCAATTTATTGAATGAAGCGTTCCTTACCTCGGTTAAAGGCGTCTTTGATGAGATGCTTGGTCGTCTTTACTACGGCGCGGATAAGCGCAAAGACTGGGCGACAGCCGAACCGTGGAAAGAACTGACCGAGCACGAATGCCGCACCTGTATTCGCGATTCAATCGCCAAAGGTAAGCTGATCGACGCGATGAACTATCTCATGTTCGCGCATCTCAACGGATATAAGCTCCTTACTTTGCGTACCACACCCGTTGATTCACATATGCGTGACCAGCTGGCAAAGGCGATGGGCGTCACTGGCCGCAGCTGGGATGAAATGCTGGCCATGGTAGGCGCGGTGAATGCGCAGGCGTTTGAACATGAAAAAACGATTGAGGCGATCGCGAAAGAATTAAAACTCGACCCGGACGCTCCAGCGGATACGATAATCTCCACCGTCCATTTCCTCGTTAAGCGCTGCCAGTCCGCCGTAACCGAGGTCGATATTACCGGGTGCACTGATCCGGATGTCATGGAAAACGTCGCGAAGGTGATAAAAGCGAATAACCAACTGGCGGCCTTCGCGTGGGATGGTCGTAAAGTCGGTACGTCGCCCGCTATGGCTGCGCCGTACGGCGTTAAGGCATCTAAAAAACGGCAGCAATACGAACTGACGATGGATGTCGATAACTCCGGTATCGCCTCGCCGCTGTTTATCTTCCGCAGCAAGAAAGACCGGGATGACTATCTGCCGCTGCTGCGCACCTTCCTCGGCGCGCTGGAACAGGCGGCGTACGGTAAAGGCCGCGAGCGTCACGCCAATGACCTGCCGTTTGTCGAACAGCCGATCCTGACCATGGCGCGTATGCTGGACAGCGACGCCGGCCTGGCGCAGCAGGTTATCAAGAAAACCGTTGAAGCACGGTCCCTCCCTACGAAGAAAGCCCGGGTCAATGAACTTCGCGGGACGCTGGTGTACGCCGCAGCGATGATCCTGTTCGAAGAGATGTATGGCCATACCGATGACCCTGACGAGATCGACCTCTAAAGGCAAAGCCGCGCTTACTGGTGCTGTTCAGCGGGGGTCGTACCTCCGCTTACATGACATACCGGATCCTGAAAGGATGCGCGGCCAGCTGCGAACCATTTATGGGAGATTAACATGTCAATGTTCGACGTAGCCCGGAGTATCGCGGAGAAATACGCAGCGATGCCACCGGACCCTGATTACCCGCTCTATGGGGATATGATCCGCTTTCGTGACAAATACAACGGTCGGGAATACTCCGGCATCGTCCTCGGACATTGCGATGGTATCCCGATTTTCTGGAAGCCATGGCGGGTGGAAGTGCGGGTATGCCACACCGACGGTACCGTAGCGTTCCCACCGCTGCCGGTGATGCACGTGGAAAAAGACGAAATCATTAAAGTGACCCGCGCCGACGGCAGCGGAGAATGGACCAAAGAAGAGGAACACCCATGAAAGCAAAACCAGAACACATCGGCAAAATCCACCTCGTATTCGACGTGGAAAACCTGTCATGCATGACCAACGGCCACCTGCTGTCATTTGCGTGCGTCATGTTCCACGCGGACGAAGGCTGGATGGACCACGTGTCCTTCACATTACTGCAGGAGCGCGGGAAGCCCAGGGGTCATATCGATCCGGAAACGGTTCAGTGGTGGATCGGCCAGGCGCTGCAGAATCCGGAAGCGGCAATGGACACGTTTAATCTGTTCGGGAAGGGGGATGACCGAAGCTGGACTATCGAAAACGCGCGTTATCAATTCATGGCGTGGGTCCGGGAGAACCTGGAACAATGCTGCGAAATTGATCCGCGCAGTCAAGAACCGAATACCCACGGTAACTTCTTCACCGCCTTTGACCTGCAGGTCTGGGGTCACGCCCCTCGCGTCGACCTCATCCAGCTGGAAAACACGCTGTGGGGCGGCGAAGGTAACGGCCCATGGAGTTTCAAAGCAGAGAACGATACCCGCACGCTAATGAACCGCTGGCGTCGTTTGCATCCGGGCGAAGGGGATATGTGGAAACTGGCAGACGCCCGGGCCAGAAACCTCGTATCGAATGCGCCACATTCCGCTGTGCGTGATGCCTATCGCCAGGCATTCATGGTTATCCTCGATCATGGATGGGCCGACCGCTTTCCGGATCCGCTGGTCGAACCGGATTAATTAAAAAACGTTTGACATACGATTCGTGTGCAACTAATATTACTCCCGAAGGCAACGACGGGAGTTTTTCATTATGAGCCAGATTATTCACCGGATTGACCAGCAGATCGTTTCTAACGTGGTCAACCGCCACCACCAGTGGTTCCAGTATTACTACGAACTGAAAGCCGCGGTTGCCGCATTAATGGACGGCGAACGCGAATACGATATCAGCTGCCACACCTTCTATGGGCTGGAAGAACTGGGGCGCTATCACGGGGTTTGTCGGGTATACCCCGCCCCACAGGGAATTTATCGCAGCGGCCGCCGCTTATCTGATAAACCGACGGCCAAAAACGCACCGCCGCGTTACCCCTTGCTTATGGAATGGGGGTTTGTACTGGACCGCAAGATCGTCAGCGCGAAAGTGTTCATCTCCGCCTACGAAACCGGGATGAGGGCCAGGGGGCGGCAGTTAAGCCCCGAGTATATGGCGGTAAAAGAATTCGCCATGATGAGCGAGCCACCGAATTACCGGGCGATCACCGGGGCATCAAGTCAGTAATACGCATCACCTTTAACATGAACTATGAGGGTTAACCCATGATCAAAGAAAGCGAGAAAGGCTACGAAGTACCGGTACCCGGCGCGCATGAATTCATCCCGGCCCGTACTCTGGAAGAAGCGGAAGGCGTGCTGGCGGGCCTGCAGGGCGCCACGGAAAAAAGCAATCCGTACAGCGACCCAACTAACGGTACCGGGGCGAAATGCCGGGCATACTGGCGTTGGGAGGCGGGCCGTAAAAAGGCGGAAGAGTACATCGAGTCGTTACCGCAGGACGGCGACAAGACGAACCGCCGCACCGGCCTTATCTGCTGCCTGCTGTCTGCGCTGTTCGTCATCGCAGCCATCCTGGCCGCCATGGGCATCCTGCCTAACTGGAGCCTGTAACGATGGCCAGTAAGCGCAGACTGCGCAGAAAGTCATGCGAAGGGAAGCAGCGTTATCCGGACATCCCGGCCGCTCTGGCAGGCATCCGGTATATCAAGCGGACGTACGGGTACAGCGGGCCGATGGATGCCTACCACTGCAAACTGTGCGGCAAGATCCACATCGGCCACCGGAAAGGAATTGGCTCACATCGCCCCATGGGGAGGAAATAAGATGTTCAAAGCGCATGAATCGGTCATCCCCCACGATATCCAGCGGAAGATAAACGAGGCCCAGTGGGACTTCATGGCCAATAGGGTCGCCGATACGGTTGCGGCGTATAGCGAGTTAGCGAAGGCGAAAGGGCATGAACGGGTTAACGCAGCAGTGGCCGGGCAAACGACTTGCCTGGTGGACATGGTAAACGCAAAAACGCTGGTGCGGATCCGCGTGTCCTGCTTCATGGATGAAATCACAATCGATGTTCAGAGTAACATCGGCCACCCTAAAAACTTCAAAGGAATTAAGGCATGAAACTGATCTACATTGCCGGGCCGTATCGCCCGTACACCTGCGCCGACGGCACCTGGGTAGGGACGCCGATGAACATCCGCAACGCCGAAGTGACCGCGGTCAATCTGGTAAATGAACTCGGCCATCTCGGCCTGTTCCCGGTGGTGCCGCATCTCAATACCCGGGACTTCGAAAATCAGGTGAAGCAAAACGACGACCAGTATTTCCTGGACGGAACGATGGCCCTGCTGGAGCGTTGCGACGCCGTGCTGCTGACCATGCCAAACGCAGACGTCATAAGCACCGGCACAAAGGCGGAAGTCCGCCGCGCGCACCAGCTTGGCATTCAGGTATACCGCAGATTTGACGCGTTATGCCGGGCTGCGCAGGAAAACCAGATCGTCCGTCTTCCTACGCCTGCCTCATTCTACGAAAATGCGGGCTTTTACCGCCCGGGTTGTCGGCCGCAGAGTCCGTATGACACGGCGATGGACGTTAAAAAGGCTGACCGTATCCGCGAAGAGTTTATGCAGCTGCATCCGGAATTTCGTAAGGTATGGAAGGCATATACCGATCCGGCTAAACCGACCGTTCAGGACTTCTCTTCCCTGGAAGACCGAGTTACCGCTGGCCTGTTCATATCGCCAAACGTCGGTTATTGCAGTAACTGTAATGCGATAGTCCATGAAGACCAATCGCATTGTTATATGTGCGGCGGAACGGATATCATCTACCCGGAGAAGAAAGACGATGCTAAGTGACTTCCTGCTTGTCGTAATGTGGATTTTCGGGGGTTTTCTAATGGCGGGCATAACATCGGAAGACGAGTCTGTTAGTCGGTTCCTCGCGGTTATCTTTTGGCCGCTGGCGATAATGCTGGTCTTGATCATGTGGGGGTGGGACGAGTTCAAATTCAGGGTGCGCCAGCGCAATAAACGCAAATCCCAGTAACGAAAAAGCCCGGGAAACCGGGCTTACTTTTTGCACTTGTCTATCTCGGCTCGCAGTAATATCTCATACCCCTGCCGTTGGTGTCGTTCCGCTCGCAGGGCGCGCATCTGGACGTCGATCGGCGCACCGACGGGTAATGAGTCCACCGCGAACGCCGGCGCGTCAGGCTGGCGTATATCGCACTTCTGCAGCACCGGCACTTTGACTTCCACGACGGCCGGCGGCGTTTCGGTTCGGGCGGAACAGCCGACAAGCAGCATGGCTATGGTCACGATCAGCTTTCTCATTTTGCCCGCTCCTTCCGCAGCTCGGCGTCGAAGGCATCACTGGCCGACCGGCAGACGTCGGTACCGGTGGTGCGCTCCTGCAGGACTTCATTGGCCCTGCCGTATTCCTCGCCAGCGCCCTGCTGCGCTGCTTTCTCCAGCTCGGCGATACGTTGCTTATCTTTCTCGCTTTGTACCGCCATAGACGCGATGGCTGCGTTCTGCGCCTGCAGCTGGGCCGTCAGGTTGGCGTTGTGCTGCTTCACGCTGCCAAGCGTTTTATTCAGGCTATCGATGGTGGGCTGGTAATGGCGCTCGGCCAGCGAGTTATGCAGCCACACCAGGGCGAAGATAACAGCGGCGGCCAAGATAGCCGCCACTACGGTTTTAACGGTAGGTGTGAGCATCACACACCCCCGTATTTTTTATACGCCTTCGCCAGTTTATCGTCGTACGCGTTTTTCTTATACGCCGGGCCATTGTACAGCTGCGCCGCCTTCGACCAGTTCTTGCTTTTGATAGCAGACACGATGGCCGGCGATGCACGCAGGAAGCGGACCAGTGTATCCAGCTGCCCGGCCTCCGAGTATTGCGCGTTAACGAATGCCTGCAGCACCGGGTACCCGCAAGTCTTCCAGTGGTAGCCCATGATCTGAAACGCCCCCCAGCTGGCCGCCTCCAGTGCGCTTGTGCGGTCAATCTCTTTGGCCGCCCGGTCCATGTCCTGATCTTCCTTGTTCAGCGACTGATAGCTGCCCGGTTTGGTAGACACCAGGTCAGGCCATTTCCGCAGCGCGCCATTAGCAACGCTAACCCCGAGGTTCTCTTTCAGGCGCTGATACATCACATGCGGCTCATACTGAACTTTTGGCCGTTTGCCATCGATAAACCCGCTGCCGTTACTCTCGACTTCCGCGAATGCCCGCAGCGCAGGCACACTGATTCCGATCTTCGCCGCGGCTTTCTGGTACTCGTCATCCGATAGCGACATAATGCTGCCCCCTCACGACTTGAATAGTTGCATCACATTTCCCCGCGCCCGGAATACCGCGATGAAGACGATGCAGTTAATACCGACCGTTGCCCAGTCCACAATGGCCACGCGTCCCAGCACGAACTGGAATGGTGTCCACATGTAAAAGACCATTAGCAACATGGCGATCACGCCGCCTGCTAAACGGTGGCGCGCCCCTTTCCGCTGGAAAGTGAACAACCGCCACACGATAGACAGGCAGAGAAGTACGTTGAAAATAGCGAATGTGTGGGTGATGAAAAGAGATGCCGGGCTATCCGGCAGCGTGGTAATGATGGTATCCGAGAAAGCGAAGGTAGACATCATTTCGGTCCTCCGATATCAGACTTTACCAGCGCGCTTTTCAGCCATGCCAGGGACCGGTCCAGCAGCGCTTTGGTGAAATCTTTCGTCGTGATGGCCATGAGGGTTTGGACAGCTACCGCTGCCGCGATGAAAGCGCCCATTGCGGTTGGTGCATCACTGGCACCAGACGCAAACTTATGCACGCCCCATGTTATCAATTCGGCTGCCCAGTTCGCGCAGATAATTCCGAAAAAGAAACTCACCCCGCCGAAACCAGTTTTCGCGATAAGCGTTAACTCTTTCGACGACAAAACGAAAAAGATGGCGCCCCAGAAAGCCCCGATCGCGACGCCCGGGTCAATCCCGGCCCACCAGCTCACCGCCCCCGACGCCGCTGTGCCGCCAGCGATTATCACTGCGGTTGTTGGTTCACCCATATCACCCCCAAGTTAAACAGTAAAACGGCCCCGAAAGGCCGTCTTGTTTTAGCTTAACGACGCCAAAAGGTCATTAAAATCCGTGTAGCTTTGTGCCGGCGTATAGTCGTAAGGGACCATGTACCGACTCACCAGACCCTGATACGGGGACGAAACGTAGATCGCATCGCCGTTTGACGCAGGTGCCGAGCCAAGACGCAGTAACTGCGGCGCCGGGCTTCCCAGGAGAGAGAATACCCATCCGGTGCCTTTATTCTCCGCGATACAGATTACCGCAACGACATTTCCCCCGGAGGTATACTCAATGGAGAAATACACCCGGCGAACGCCGTCTTTAACCGTAGCAGCGAGTGCCGCCGACGTGTTGCCAATTTCCGGCGGAACGTAAGCAACGCGTTCTTCCACCCACGCGGACCCATCCCAGTGCGTGACGTATACCCCGAACTTGGTGAAGAATGTCCCGTCCGGATCATCCTCGGTGCGGAAACGGTAGGTAATGTGCGACAGCGCACCGTTCTCAAAGGCGAACTTGGCCGACTGGATGCCAATGGTCAGACCTGTTCCGGAACCGGGGTTTTCACCGGGCTGCAACGGTTTATAGGCCATCAGCCCCTGCGTTACCGGCATCGGGATTTGTTCCCCGGTGACGTTACGCATAAAGCCGTCGGCCCCGATAATGCCGTATTCCCCGACATGCCGAACCGCAGATGCCGGGTACGGCGCCCACTGGAAAAGCACATGCAGGCCGTCATTCTGGGCGGACAAGTCGTCCGGGTATACCGCGCGGCTAACGTTCTCCGCAGCTGGCGCCAGGCGTGACCAGAGTTTACTGGCCACCGAGTATTTATAGATGACGCCGAGCTGCTTGTTTGCGCCCACCGAGCTTCTAACGCCGGCGCGCATCATGCAGTAAACGTCACCGCTCGGACTGCGGGCGATCGTTGGGTATGTGTATACCCAGTCGGCGTCCGGAGAGAACCACGACGCTTCCACCATATTCGTTACATCATGCGGCGCCGCGCTACGGAAATAACGCAGCAGGTTGACGTGCATGGACGTAAAGACATGGATGTAGCCGTCGCCATCTACCGCGATGGACGGGTTATTATGCCCAATGTCGTTCTTGTAAACCGCCGTCGACCCGTCAAACAGCTTGCATAATCCGCGGGTTAAGGTGCCATCGGAGGCGCGCTTAACGATCTCCACTTGATGCTGCCCAGCGGTGCCGAATTCTTTGTTTAACGCGTAGTATTCTGCGCCCTGAAATGAATCGACGGGGTGCCACCACCCCGCCTGATTACTCTCTGACGCGGAATCCGAGATTGTCGAAATTTCCACATCAGCCATTTACCGTTACCCCCAGTTCACGGGCGCGCTTGATCAGACGCTGTGCCACCAGCATCATCTCCGCGTCAGTCAGACGGCGGTTGTAATACGCCGCCCCGTAGTTAGCCCACGCTTTCGCTTCGGACGCGCTATAGGGGCCGCCAATAGAGGTTGCAATAGAGCCTGACGCAACCGCAGTGTATGTCGCTTTTTGTACTCCCGTCGACGTCACGATGCCAAAGGCGTGCCCGGTCAGGTCTCCGCTCAGGAAAACAACAAAAGCACCAGCCGAGGGCGCGGTTATTTTGGTATTGGCCGTGCCACCGTCCATAACACGAATCAGTTTCTTGCTGGCGTCCGTATAAATCCGGATATTACGCTGGCGCATGATCGCGGCGGATACTCCCACGTCGACCAGTGCGATGAGGGTGAACGCGTCGTCGGTATGAATGCCGAGGGTCATACGGCTATCTGTACCCGCTGCCGCCTGCACGCCTACTGCTGCCAGCGCGGCGTTTCCTGATAACGCTACCGAACCACCTGCGGTACCCCAGTTTTTCAGTCGACGGGACGCATCCTTGGTCGAGTTTTCCGGGTTTACCCAGTCAACGGCGCCTTCCACCGGCGGGGAATACACGTTCGCAAAGCCCGATGCGTCTAACCCTGAAACTTCTAATCCTAATCCTGGCATGGTACACCCCTTAGTTAAGGTCTATTGACCGTTCGGCCATTCTGATTCGTGAGTTAACATACACGTTTCTTACGTCTTCCGCAGAAAGTGCATGGTCAAAATAAATGAATTCCGCGATATCCAGACCTTTTGTCTTGAATTTCGCGACATCGCAATAGGCGTTGCCCACCGCAACATTACGGCCTGACAAGATCAGCCGGTCCATATCTGCTTCGCGCAGCTCCTGGAAATACCCGTCGCCAACGACCATCGCCTGATAACGCTTCCCGGTGCCGGTCAAACGTACAACGTGTGAAATGAAAATCCACTCGCCGACGGGCGGCTGCATGGTTGGGTATTGACGGGACGTACCACGATACCCTGATATTTTAGACCGGATCCAGCGCCGTGTATCATCGTCAGAGAAAAGGGAAAGCTGGTTGCCGGTGTAAGTATCGTCGTCGTCACGCAGGGAGTAGCCATTCTGCGTCCCGTAGACCACGACACAATCGGTTCCCGGGGATTGTGCGGGAACACGAACCACGGCACACACCGTATACTCGCCAGCGTCCGGGATGTCCGAAACCAGCGCGCCGCCCCAGGGTAAGGTAGTGATGTAGTTTCCGTTAAACGACGGAGCCGCCTGCGGGACCAGCGCTTTAGAGCCGACACGACTGCCGTAACTGGTCGCTTCACGCCCGAACAGCCAGTGGCCGACGGCGTCGGTTTCCAGAACCGATGGTACCGGTTCAACGTTGCCGCTTCCATCCCGGCTTACGGTGTAGCCTTCATCCGTGATACCCCAGATAACCCACCCGTTAGAGTCAAACGCCGCAAAGGTGTAGCCTTTGACCTCAAACAGCCGGTTAGACCCGACCCAAAGCGCACCGTTTTCATCCAGGAGAACCGTACCGAAGCCATTCTGGCCAAAGATGGAAAGCAGCCCCGGGCCATCGAAGAACTTGGTCATGCCGGCCATTAGCTTGCCATCTGGGGTCATGATTTGCGCGCCATACCCGTTGCTATCGAGTAACGCCAGCACCGGACCAAGGGTGGAGTACAGGATCTTGAATTTCTCCAGTTCAAGACTGGACATGGTGATGCGGCCACCTTCGTACCCGTTATCATCGAGGATCGATATTACACCGGGGGAACCTGACTGCCGGATAAGATTAGTTCGGTCAGCGATTTCCTGGAGTACCAGGTCACGCACCTCGGTAACGAAGTTGGTATTCGGCTCGGAGTTAATGAACTGCGCGACGCCGCCGACTTTGCGATAGTTATTGAACGCGATCACAACGCCACTGGCTTCCTGAACGGCTACCCGGAACCACTGTCCTTCTTCTGTACCTGCCAGGCCGGCAATGGTGCCGTCCGGGTCGGTGGTGGACGTGAAGTAGGTCCGGTTTGACGCCTTCATGATCTGTTTGGAGAATGAGGGTTTAGGCCCATACCCCTCGATGTCAACGTCCGTCATTTCGTCCGCTGTCATCATGGTCTTCATTTCGACTGCGGCTTTAGACATGTCCTCTGCCGAGTCTTTCATTGATTCATACAACGGGTCCATCTCTGACATTTTAGTTACCCTCGATTAACCATTTGCACACTATAACATCAAGCACTTAATCCGTTAAACGCAAAACGCGTAAGCGGGCGCGCGAAATAGCAACAGGAGAAGTCGCAGAATGCTTCACAAAAAGGGATACGCGATCCCCCGCATTATAGCGCCGCAATGCGGCCACCTGCAGGGTAAACTGCGCGCCGGCCACGTCCGGGCTAACCGCCCACGCCACGTCATCCCCGTCTGCCGCCGTTGTTCCTACCCCCGCAGCAAATGCCGTTGAATCCGGGAACGGGTTGCTTCCGGTGCGCGCAGGCCGGACAACCCCCTGAATCTGGTACATGCCTGCCTGCGGGATGACATAGTCGGTGTTGGCGGTTGCGTCCCATCCGTCAGCGGTATCCGACGAGATGACGGCCAGAGGGACTTTCACCCACGCAGTATTATCGAAGGTTTCGGTACCCGGTCCGGATACTTCCAGGAACGGCTGTGCGGGGATCGCAATCGCCGGGATAATCCACGCAGAACCGGTGTACCGGTACGCCGTGCCATTCGCCAGGTTGTAAACGGACCAGCCCGCCCGGGGCGTATAAAAATCCCATGTGCCTTCAACGCGTACGGCCAGCTTGCCCGCCTGGCCGGCAAAGGCGCCGGACGGCGACGTCCCGACAATGTAACGCGTTCCGTCATCCGTGACTGACGGGCTGTTCGCAATGGCCAGCACCGCGGCGCCCACAATTGCATCCAGCTTTTTCATGTTGGCGTCCATACCAGGCTTCCACCCGCTTTCCCCTAAATCCCATCCGTAATTCATGCCTAAGTTCGGGGCCGTTTTCTGCACCATGGTTATGCTCCGTAAGTAAATCCGTAACTATTGCCATACCCGGGATCGCGAGACGGGATGACGACGTTAAAAATGTGCTGGAAATTAGTATAGTTCCGGCGGCCGTCGCGCATGGTGTAAATGCGGATCTCGTAGGGGCCGGTCGACATGGCATCCACAGGGATGTTAAACGACGTGCCGGTGATACCCTGCTGCTGGTACACCCTTGAGCCGCTACGCCACAGCTCGATCGTCACCGTGGTTCCGTCTTCCGGGATGATATTTCCCGCGTCCCATGGTACCTGGGTAGCCGCATCCTGCAGCAGACGGTTTCGGTTGGCCCAGGTGACGGCCAGGTAAAGGCCATTGACGTTTACCGACGATGGCCAGTATGCGCCGCCGATCTTCACATTAGCAACCGGGTACGGCAGCTCGTACCGCCCGCGCAGGGTAATGGTATCCGTCGGAACGTTATTAATGTCCATCTGGTCGATGGAGGTCTGCATCACAGGCCGGTATTGCACGGTCTCACCGAATGACCTGACGGACTCATCTTCCGGGAAGGAGCTGGAACCAATGAAGTACACGATGGTACCCGCAGGCCAGTTACGCGGTTGTGTGTCCATCAGGCCGCGGGTAATGGTCGCCTGCTGCGAGACGTCAGAGAAATCCGTTAACTGGACGATCTCTTCGTTGGTACCATCCGTGAGAAGCGCAAAGCTGTTCGTCTCCATATCCGCCAGGCGGTAGCTGGCCGATGGGTTCAGCTTCATGAGTGATGTCACGCCCGGCACCAGTGCATCAGACAGCGCGGATTTCGGCGTCAGCGGCCCGACGGCGACCAGCTGCCACGATTGACCGGCTTCCGTGGTAACGTAGGAGTACAGCTGGACGGATTGCGCGTTATCGTTACCGCCCGTAGCAATCTCCGTCGAGAATCCGGCGAAGGTCGGCAGGACGTCTGCCGGAAGGCCAGCGGAGCGGATAAGGTACCAGAACGGGTATTCCCATGTGTGGCGGTACGGGAACAGCGTCGCTGGTTGTGCCGGGTCGACCCAGCCATTGTCCTGCGATCCGGCGAAGGTCGCCGATGAGCGCGAGAAGACGTCCTCCACGATGCGCAGGGAGATCGAGTCATCCCCGACAGCAGCAATGCTCACCTCTTCGACACGCATGATCATGTTCGAAATGCCGTGTCTCGGCCAGTTGAAAGTAACGTTCATCCCGGGTGCGATGGCCCACGCTTCGCGGTTCACCGTCACCTCGGCAGTACACAGCTGCGCGCTGGCCACCTGCAGGTCACGTTCGGTAAGCCGGATGGCCAGGTTTGCGTCCCGCACGCCGACGTACTCTTTTGTCGTGGACACGACGCGACCCTGTGCCTCGATGTTAGCCGGATCCTGAACGGTGACTGTCTCGTACTCTTCGTTCTCCGGGTTCGTGTACTTCGTGCTGATCTCGTTGTACGTTTCTCCCAGTGCTTTCCGGGTGAAGGTTTTCAGACTGGCGTTATCCGGATTGATGGTCAGCGCCGATGGCTCGCCAGCGCGGATAAGTTTAATCGTCCATAGGCCGGAACGCGGGTCAAGATATGTCACGGCGTTAATGCATGACTTCACATCGTCAATGAAGGTGTAGAGGTCTTTGTCGTCATCCCAGACGAAGGACAAGCCGAAGCCCTCGTTATACAGGGTCTGCGCGGCAGACAGATACGCCGCGTCATCGATCGTGGCGGGTGCGTATCCCAGACCCCATTCCGTATTCACCAGTCCTTCGCGGATGATGTGCGCCGGGTTCATGTTATCGCCAATGTAGCAAAGTTCAGGGTGCCAGTCGGCCCAGAAGCAGCTGACCTTGAACGACACGTCTTTCAGGTAGGCGTTGTTCCCGATGTAGTGGTCGTGCATCAGCGCTACCGCCAGTCCGCGATAGTTCAGCCCCAGGTCCGGCACCGTAACCCGCGGCTTCCAGTTATACCCTTTGGAAAGGAACCAGGCGACAATGGCCGGCGCGGAATACGACCCATCGGAACCAACGCCGATACAGCGCTGCCCCCATCCACCGAAGCCGATTTCCACCAGCCCTTTCACGCCGCCTTCCGAAGTATCCCCGCCAAACAGTCCGGTATTGTCCACCGCCACAAGCCCCTGCGACCCGTCCCCGGGGTTATTCAACGTGCCGGACCAGGCGACTTTATCGGCCCACCAGATCTCCTGCAGTTTGGCGATAGGCCCATGGCAAATGGCGAAATGCAGCCCGATGTTGTACTTATAGCCGACGACCGATTTTTTCTTGCTTTTCCCGCCCATCAGTTATCTCCGTTGACGCGCTTCTCGGCGGCCTGGCAGGCGCGTTCCGCCAGTGGGCATCCGGTCGCCCGCATGACGTCTACCGGAGTGCCGTTTTTAATGAAGTCCCGAAAGTCCAGCCCATGTTTAGCGAACCAGTCCCGGGCGCCATTAACGCAAAGACCCGCCATTGGCAGGTCACTTGCTAACACGCGGATGTCACTCATTTCTTGATCTCCGTTGTCCGTTGTCCGCCCATCCATAACAGGTTAGGCGATTTCACACGCACCGTCCCGAAAACTACCGGAATGGACCGTCCGGCATCGACCGTCGGCACGTCGACCGTCTGCGGCGACTGGTTAGCGCCGGAGATTTTAGGCCGCGGTGTCAGGGCGTAACTGGCCAGCGACATCGCGATGGAAATGACTATGTAAATGACCCAATCTGGCATGGCGCCCCCTAAAACTGGTTTGCGTTGAACGGGTTTTTGGTAGGGATATTGGCGCAGCCGCCATAGTTATCCGCATTGTTAAACACGTTTTTACACGCATCGAAGGTGTGGAGGCAACCCTTCGATACGGAAACCGGACGGCCAGCGGTCATATCCGCGATCGGCGCGATGATATTCAGCGTCCAGTTGCGGCCGCCGTTGTTTACGGCAGACGTGATCGCCCGGATTTCGGTCAGGCCGTTCTTCAATGTGATGCGGAAAATCCCGCCGGTCAGGGTAGCCGCGGTCAGACCCCTGTCAGCGCTCGTCAGGGTAACGGATACCGTCATCGAATTAGCGACCGACGTGGACGAACCGGACTCCGAATGCAGCGACTTATCCGCGGAACAGGCCCGACCGTAAAGAGCGTGCGGGCATCCGCGTTGGTACTTACGCCGCAGACCGATGTTCAGCTGCGATGTGCTTATGGACTCGCAGGCCAGTTCCACCTCGGACGACTCTATCATGTTGCCGGACAGGACGCGCCCGGTCCAGATCATCCGCAGGTCATCATCGCCCGCATGGCCACGGTAGATATTCAGCGTCGTTACCCGGCTTGGCGCGCGGGCCACTACCAGTCCAGTGATATCAATGTCCTCCCGCGCTGTCACCGTCAGTGTCTGCTTATCCAGGGACCCCGATGTGACGATATCGCTGTGCTTTATCGGGAAAGGTGTCCATGGGCGGCCACCGTAGATAGTGAGGTCCAGTGCGGCGACATAACGGTACGCATTCGTCGCTGCATCACCGTAAATGAACTCGTAAAAATACAGCGGTTTCCCGCTGTCAACGCTGTCTTCAAGTTGAGGATATGACACGTTTTACTCCTGGACGGTGATGAAGGCCGTCTGTAATTCGGCGATGCCGCGAGCACGCCATGTAAGTTCAGTCGAATCACTGGCCTGCCGTACGCGGTACATCAGGCTTATCCGCATTATGTCCGTCTTTTTGAGCGAACGGAGAAGGTCACGGTCCAGTGTGATAGTCGACACCCCGACTGACGTCGTAATGCTGGTCGCCGCTGCGCAGTACATGGTGCCACTAAAGGTCTCAATCATCAGCGCGATACTCGGGTCGCCCAGCAATATTTCTTCGTCAATGACCGCATTCCGCTCCACTCGTAACTGATTCGGTGCCGGCATATCGGCGGCCACCGTCAGGTCGTGGGACCATGATGGCACCCAGCAGGCCACCTGCGAGCCACGTAGCGCGTAGAATACCGCGAGGATGTCGATAACCTCATCATACGTGAATGCGGTCCACTGCGCCTGGAATGTACGGCGCCCGGAGTTCTCCGCATACCCCGGCGTAACCGCCGAGTTGTAGTAGTCGATCAGGTCGTACTGCCATGTGTCAGCTACTGTGACTGCGGATACCCAGTTTGGCTTGCGGGTGATGACCATGCGGGTATCGCCGTTCAGTTCGAAGGTCATCCGCGTCGTATAGTTCGACGGCATTGGCGGCCATGTCGGCCAGACTGCCGGGTCAAGCGCCGCCGCCCGCCGGATATATTTCGCCCAGCGATGGCCCTGTTCTGTGATAAACGAAATCAGGTCGCTGTACGATGATACCACCGGCACGGTAAACGAGTCCGTCTGCGGCAGGATCGTGAAGCCGACCTGCGCTTCGATCGTGGTAGAGATCGCCCGGGAAGACGACAGGTCATTGTTCAGCAGCCCGTACTGCACCGGCATAATATCCGACCCTCGCGGTACGGGGAACGGCAGTGAATCACGCAGCATAACCGTTGACCCGGATACCCGCAGCACGTTAAGCAGCTGGCGGTCATCACCGGCTACGAGGTAGAGCGCTTTCACCACCCCCCAGGTGATCGGAAGAGCTTTGTCCAGGACCAGTGTGGTATCGCCGACTTTCCCGGCTACCAGCGTGCGGGATGCCATGTGCCACTGCGGAACAAGCATGGGCCGCCACTGGCGCTTCCGGATGATGGCCTGGTACTGCGCAGCCTCGTCGGCGGTCGTCAGCGTATGGCGCATGGACAACGCCCGGCGCGGTTTAGTGCGACGGGTCAAGCGCTGCTCTTTGCCACTGGCCGCCGTGATAATCTGCGTGGAGAATTCAAACGACTCGGTCATGCCGTCTTTCCAGTTTGGCTGCAGCGGCCACATAGATCGACCATAGATAAACCCGCCTGACTGGTCTGCCGATAACGCTTCCGCCGAGTCCAGTAGCCCCGTGATCCACACCCGCGCCTTCGCCCGCGTGGCGGTGTACCTGTTATTCGACTGTCCGCACCAGTCATGCAGGTCCACCATGGCATTCAGCAGCTCCGCGTGCCAGCGCCCTTGCCATTTAAGGTTCGCCGGGTCCGGGCTGAATGTGCCGGCCATTACGCCGCTGGTAACGTAGGTGAAGTCGAACATCTGGACACACTTTTCTACCACGCGCGCCACTTCGGTAGACAGGCCACCGGCGGCATTACCGGGCCGCTGCAGCTTATCCACCGCGATCGCCGCCTGCAGCGCCACCGCCAGCAGCCCCGGCTCATAAACAGGCGTCGGGAATGAGCCGTCGGTATTCAGGCGGTTCGGGACGGTGAACCAAAGTTTAGGCAGCGTAACAGTATCGCCCTCCTGGTACCCCAGAACGGCCGCTTTCCGGATCGCCGCGCTCCAGGCGTTTGCGATGCCAGGATTCGACGGGATCCAGTTGCGGTCATTGGCGAACCATTTAAGCGCATTCGTCGCGATGTTCTGCGCCTGCGTCTTGAGGCTGGGATTGTTCGTCAGTCGGGCGATATCCGCGGCATCCCGCATCGCTACCAGCTGGTCGAGCATACCTTTTGAGTCCAGCGGACCGCCCCACCCGAATGTATTGGCGGCGCCGTAAGCCGTAGACCCGGGCGCGTCGAAATAGAACACCGGGACGAACAGGCCGGCCACTCGCGTTGGGTAACGGGAAAGCCATGCTGCCTGCGCGTCCTGCATCAGCGACAGTACATTACTCGTCGCCGTGGTATTACCCAGTGCGGCCCACTGGCTCCCGATCTGCTTTCCGACATACGCCGGGGACCGCCAGCCGTTATCGCCAGGAGTGAACTGCGTTATTACCGGCACGGCGCCGGGCGTATACCCCAGGCCACTGTATTGCATCGTGCCTTTGACCTGATTCAATGTGGCATCCCGGCCTTTCGTCCAGGCGTTTTCCCCCATTACGTCGGAGCCGATCGAGAAGGCTTCATACGCATCGCGGAAAGCACGGTTTTCCGAGTCCGTATCGGTACTCGGCTCAATCTCCACCGTCGGGGCGATACGGTATGCGTCACCGGGCTGCACCACGTCGCCATTGCCCAACGTGAAGTTATGGCGGACGCCGACAAGGTAGTGCGGGATAAACGTCCCAGCTTCTGACGACTGGCCACGGTAGAGATAGGATATGGCTGCAGTCAGGATGCGATTGGCCAGCTGTACAGCCGCCGGGCGGGGAACGATACGGCTCGCCCGCAGAA